CAAAAATTAAACTCAATCTATCAAAGCTAATGGCAATCATCTTTTCGTTTTTTTTACCTATAGTTGGTATTCTTATACTTATAGGCGCAGCGGTATTATTAGACACACTTTCAGGCATCTACAAAGCACGTAAACTTAAGCAACCAATCACAAGTCGTAAACTTTCGGCTATAATGTCAAAAATTCTACTTTACGAAGCTACAGTTATACTATTCTATTTGATTGACTACTTTTTAGTTAATGAAATAGTGTATTCTTTCTTTAGTATCGAAATGTTAGTTACTAAAGTTTTAGCACTTACACTTGTTTCTATTGAAGTAGTTAGTATTAATGAAAACTATCGTGCTATCTATCAAAAGGACATCTGGAGTGCTTTAAAGAACTTGTTTGCACGTGCTAAAGAAGTTACACAAGACTTTAAAAACATCAATAAAAATGAAAATTTGTAAATGCTGCCGACAACCGATAAAATCAAATAGTAAGAACTTATACATATTTGATAACGGTCACGGTGGAATTATAGACGGTGTTTACCAAACGGCTGGTAAGCGATCGCCTATATGGTCTGACGGTTCACAATTATTTGAAGGCGAATTTAATAGATCAATAGTAAAGCGTTTAGTTGCTATGTGCGAAAAAGCTAACATAGACTATGTTAATTTAGTAGACACAAATGTAGATATACCTTTAAGCACCAGAACAAGCCAAGCTAACGAAATCTACAGAAACACGGATAAACCTTGTATTTATATTTCTATTCACGCTAATGGCTTTAGTGACGAAGCAGCAAACGGTTGGGAAGTTTACACAAGTGTAGGCGAAACTAAAAGTGATGAAATAGCAGAAGTTCTATTCAATAAAGCACAAGCAGAATTTCCTACACACAAAATGCGTAAAGATACAAGAGACGGTGACGCAGATAAAGAAAGTAATTTCTATGTACTTAAGAATACGGCTATGCCGGCAATATTAAGTGAAAACTTTTTTATGACTAATGAAGCAGAATGCAGACTATTAATGTCTGAAGAAGGTCGTGACAGAATAGCCAAGATACACTTTGAAATGATACAAGAATTAGAAAAATGAAAGTAATCTATATAATTTGCGTTTTAACGCTTTTTTCTTGCTCTGCTAACTATCACTATAGAAAGGCACTTAAAAAAGGCTTAGAAGTCGTTAAAACAAGCGACACGATAAGAATTGCTACTATTGATTCAGTACCAGTAATAAAACACGACACAATAGTCTATGAACACTTCTACACACAAAAAGACACAATAGTATTTTACAAGAATGTAGAAATACCGAAAACAAGGTTAGAAACACGAATAGAATACAAGCTAAAACGTGACACTATAAGAATGATAACACGAGTAGAAGTACATAAAGCTAAAGCAGAAGCCAAAGCAAATAAAAAACCAAACTATTGGTTGTTGCTTATAGGTGTTTGTGTATTAGGCTTTTTAATGTTTATAGCTGGTAAAGTAGTTAATAAGTATTTATGAGTTGGCGACCAAGACTAAAAAAAGACGAACAAGATTTAATTCGTGAATATAGAGGCATAAGAAAGGCAGCTATAGAAAGTGGTTTAGATTTAAAAGATGTTCGTCACGGTTGGTTAAAAACAAAAAAGGCAAGTTTATTTTTTAAGAATCCAGACTATAAATCACAAGACCAACAAGAACTTGAAAAGCTTACAAAAGAACTTATAAGTGAATTAAAGACTTATGCACCTAAATATCCTACACTAAAACGAACAAAAATAACTGACGGTCATTTACTTGTTATTGACCCAGCAGACATTCACATAGGTAAACTTTCAGAAGCTTTTGAAACAGGCGAAGAATACAATAACCAAATAGCCGTAAAACGTGTAAAAGACGGAGTACAAGGTATTTTAAATAAGGCACAAGGCTTTCCTATAGACAAAATATTGTTTATCGGTGGTAACGATATTTTGCACATAGACACACCTAAAAACACAACTACAAAAGGCACTATGCAAAATGTAGACGGTATGTGGTATTCTAATTTCTTATTAGCTAAACAACTTTATGTAGATGTTTTAGAACAGCTTATAAGTATTGCAGACGTTCATTTTACTTTTAATCCGAGTAATCACGACTATATGAGTGGCTTTTTTCTTGCTGATGTTATAAAAACGTGGTTTAAGAATAATAATAATATAAGTTTTGATTGTTCAATGGCACATAGAAAAGGTTATAAATACGGATTAAACTTAATAAGCACTACGCACGGTGACGGTGCTAAAGTTCAAGACTTGGCTTTACTTATGGCAACCGAATATCCAGAATACTGGAGTAAAACTAAACACCGATATGTTTACACACACCACGTTCATCATAAAAATAGTAAAGATTATATTGGTGTAACCGTTGAAAGTTTACGTTCACCAAGTTCTGCCGATTCTTGGCATCATATAAAAGGTTACCAACACGCACCTAAAGCTATTGAAGGTTTTATACACCACCAAAAACACGGACAAATAGCACGTTTAACGCATATTTTCTAAATAAACAACTTACTAACATACAGGTGTTTATAAAATAATTGTAACTTTTTTTGTTAATAAGTGTAATATATTGTTAAGAAGTATTATATTCGTATAAACAAAAAACAATTATTATGACACGATTAGAAAAATTAGAAACACTTGTTAAGATTGAAGAAGGCATACAATCTTTTCAAGACAGAATTGCTTTATGCCAAGAAACAATAGAAACTGCTGGCAGTTGGTTTCGTGAAATACGCGACATAAACACGGACAAAATACACACTTATATGATGTGTATTAAACGACTGAATGAAAGGTTTAATAAAATAATAGTTACACTTTAAAAATTAGTTATGAAAGAAGCAAAGAAAGAATTAATTAAATGTATAATCTTTATATGGGGTTCATTTGTAATGTACTACGTATTAATAAATTTATTTGTATGAGTTACGAAATAGAAATAGAATACTACGATCAAGACGGTTGTATATTTTACATAGGTGAAACACCTTACGAAGTAGAACTTTATATAGAAACACGAATTATTGACGAACCAGACAGTTACAATAGTTTTACTGACACAATAAAGTACGTACAACTTGAAGAAAGGTATTATAGAGTAGACCAAACAACCTTACGTTGTGACGGCATAAACTACTATGACGAAGAAGATATTTGCGAACAATTAGAAGATATATTAAATGGATAAATTAAGACTTGAATGGTGGGACAATTTCAACGATGAATTGTACTGCAATTATTTAATACAAAAAGACGAATTAATGAACACTTATAGAATACTATACAAGACCTATAAAGGCAATAATACTGATGCGCCAGTAGTACAGGCGGTTAAATATGTACAAGCGTATGACAAAACAGAAGCACGGAAACTTTTTGACTTGTGGAAAGGTCTGATCATAAGCATAGACAAAGTATGAAAAAGATATTTGAATATATTTACGCATTTTTAATAACTTGGATATATGGACGACTTGATTAAGAACGTAGAATACTTTATACGAAAAGACGAACTAAAAAAGAAGTGTAGAAAACGTAAGTACATACACAAAAGAATATTCTTTTTTCACACGTTAAGAAACGCTGGTTTAACATATCAACGTATTGCAGAAATGTTTGAATTGAATCACGCAACAGTAATACACGGCATAAGAACCTATAAGAACTTAAAACGAACAAAAGACGAATTACTACTTTTGGACATAGCTGACTATGACGGTAAGTTCAAGTTTCACAAAAAAACGTATGATTTAAAAAAAGACATTCTAAAAGCCACTACAATACGCGATTTAGATATAATAAAAAGTAGAACAAGTAATAACCTTTATAAAGAATTAATATGATAGAAATTAAAGAAGAATTTAGGAATTTAATACCAGCATTAAGTGCTGAAGAATATGCGCAATTAGAAGCAAATATTTTAAACGAAGGAATAAGAGAACCTATAATAACTTGGAACGGCTTTATAATTGACGGACACAATCGTTATAGTATAGCACAACGTTTCGACTTGGAGTATAAAACTACAAGTAAACATTTTGAAAGTGAACAAAGCGTAAAAGAATGGATGATATTAAACCAATTTGGCAGACGTAATTTAAGTAAATATCAAAGAAGTGTTTTGGCTTTACAACTTGAAGAAGTGTTTATCAAAAAAGCAAAGGAAAATATAGTAATTGAAAATAAAAACAGAAGCACCGATTCGGCAAAATTGCCAAAACGGGATTCTGTAGATACACGAAAAGAACTTTCTATAGTTGCACAAGTTGGAGAAAGGACTTTAGGAATGGTTAAAAAAATACAAGAAAAAGCACCTGAAGAAGTAAAAGCAAAACTTGCAACAGGCGAAGTAAGTATAAACGCAGCTTACAAAGAAATAAAGAAAGAAGAAAAGAAAGAACAAAAAGAAAAGAAAATACAAGAAATAAAAGCAAATAGCATTAACTATAAACAAAGCAATGTTAAGCTTTTAGAAGGTGATTTATTTAATGAAATAAAAAAGATTGAAGATAACACTATTGATGTTTTAAATACTGATCCACCATATTTTGTATTAGAAGATAGTTGGGACACTTTTAAAAATTTAGATGAGTTTTTGTCGTTTACTGAAAATTGGTTAAAAGCAGTAAAACCAAAGCTAAAAAAAACCGCACGAGTTTATATAAGTTTTGCACCAGATTATAAATTTCATTTGTATAAAATACTTGAAAAATTAAATTTTTTAGACTTGACTTTTGGTAATGAGATTATTTGGGTAAAAAGAAACAATAATAAACTTTTTAAACAAGTTAGGTATCGTTTGACATACGAGTCTATTATTTATTTATATGGAAATAAAAACAAACTAAATTTTACTTCTGATACTTATGGAGAAACACAAACTGACGTTTGGGAAATTGCTACACCACAAAGTAATTTCAATGAAGGTAAATATCATAGCGCACAAAAACCTTTAGAGCTTTATAAGAGAATAATAAAAACTGCAGCAAGTAATGGCGAAACGGTTTTAGATTGTTTTGCTGGAAGTGGCACAACAGGTATTATTTGTAAGGAACTTAACATTAATTGTATTTTGATTGAAAAAGATATAGAAAACATTAAAATAATAAAAGGTAGATTATGAGTTGGAAAGAAAAAGATTTTGAGGAAAGTATGCAAACAAGCATAGATAATATTTATACAAATTGTTTCTCAAACATATATAATATTAAAAGAAATATTAGAACTAATGAAAATAGTAAATCAATGTTTATGGATATTGAACTTGGTATTGATACAATTATAACTTTTAAAGACGGATCAATGATAACTTTACAAGAAAAAACATTAAGACATACTAAACAACACTTCCAACAATTTACCTTTGAATATTATAACCAACCAAAAACAAAAGATAAAGGAGAATGGTTTAAATTAGCTTCGCAATTTTATTTTTTTGGTTATGCTAATAAAACGCATACAGGTTATTTACAGTATTGGATTATAAATGTTGCTAATTTAAGATTATTTTTAAATGGTAAAAACATAAACAAATATTTAAGACAAAATCCACCACCAGCTATGGCTAATTTTTATGCTATACCTTTTGAAATTTTTGAGGATAATATATTTTACAAAAAACATAATAGTTTATAAATTTAATTATATTTGTATGTCGCTGGGACAATCTAAAAACATTCTTTCTAACGTGACGTGAGTAGGCTATCCCAGCAGCCGAAAGCGTTACGTTTTTTTATTTATAGAATATGGCAGAAAACAAAAAATCATTTATAGCTTATGCAGACTGGAAAGAAACCTTTGACGCGTTAGATAACGAAAAGGCTGGCGAACTAATAAAACACATATTTGCTTACGTCAATGACGAAAA